TTCTTTACACTTGTTAGGATTTTCCCACCAAGCAAAACCTTCGTGATACTTAGCGGGTGCTAATACCACTTGACCGCAAGGGCATAAGTTCATTAAGCCCGTAGGGTAGTCGTTTACAGTAGCAAACTTAGTCCAAATACTCATTTAGACACCTTCCAATCTGTCCACATAGGCAGACGCTCAGGGTCGGTATCGTTATACCAACGCTCAATGTTTTGTTCACAATCTTGGCAGAAAGTAAATTGCTCATCTCCAATTTCTGAGATAGCAGATTTCATAGGGTTATGCTCAACGCATTTTGTTAGTGTAGTCATTTTAGACCACCTTTCTTTAGAGGATTTCTTTACCTCATTTTTTCTTGATACTGTAAGTATAGCAGGGGGGTCTGACATTTTGAGGGGTACAAATGGTATAAATTGGACATTGTGGCACGGGTCACATGTGTTTCATGTCACAATTTGGGGGTACCAGTATAACAATTTGATAACGGTATACTCTCTATCGGTGTGTCGACTTGACAAAAAGCCTAGGCATTATGGGCGCACTATTATTTTTAGTATATTTTACATATAACACGTATCATACATCTGAACAAAATATTCAGATTTTAGGCTATTTAGGTTTTACAAAATTTTTCAGAATTGTGATATAATAGTTTTATGACCGAATCAACTTACGATGGACCAATGTGTTGTGCTGGATGCACATGCACAGAAGGCCACAGTTCAAAGCCACCAGTAGCAGAGTAATATGGGAATCCTAGACAACTTTGAAAACGCCTGGGATATAGATTTTCAAGAAGAACCAAAGGCTCCTGAGTTCGAATCTAAACCTATGACAGAAACAGACAACATTGGCAGAGAGAAATTTTGGGAAGATCTTGGTAGACCAGAGGAGCCTAACCTGGCTGTAAAATTATTTTCAGAAACATGCTGCACAGATTGTAGTTGCAAAAATGGATGAAGAGCAGAAGTTAACTCCAGAGCAGGCTCAAGCAATTTTATTATTTCAGATTGAGCAAAAAATAAGATCTATCATTGCAGACCAAGTTGAAGAAAATTTTCACGATACATACCATAACGAATCACACGTTATAGCCCAGTTTATAAGAAACTTATCTTAAGGATATATAGATCCATCATCCTGGACAACATCACCAAATATACATGGGTTTAAAAAAACGGGCTCATCAGTAGAACCTCTAACAAATGCAGTAGAAAAATACCTAGCATTATCTCCAACAACCTTTTTTGGACCATGTAAGATATTTCCACCATGCAAGACCAAAGACCTTGCTTTTGGTTTGTGAACAATACCTAACTCTGGATATTCAATCTCTCCACCTAAGTAGTCATCATTATAATATATAACAATTCCATAACGAATATAATAATCTAAATCTTTTATCCAATAATCTCTATGAACTTGCATTGGCTCTTTATCTAAATATCTTTGTAAAGCCACATCTCCGACATATAGGACATTGGAAAAAAGGTTTTGAACTTTTTTGTTAATATCGTCAAAAAATTCGGGGAGTTGGCCTAACTTCTGTTTGCCATAAAAGAAAGTATCTTTTTGATCCTCATGCCACCAATCAGATTCATCTAAAGATTGGCAATACTCCAATATAGCCTTCTGTTGATCTAAAGTTACAAAATCTTCAATCTCATATATATCTGGCGATATTCTATTGACCTTCATTAACTAACTCCCACATACGTATATCTACAAACCCATAACGAGATAAATCTGCCAACTCTTCAGTTGCAGCATCGATTACAAGTCTTACATTTGACTCAATATCAAACCCTGGCTCATACTCTTTTTGAGCATTTGCCAGATATGCTTCTTGGACTTTTTCCAAAATTGGTTTGTAATAAAACTTAGGCAATTACTCCAGCAACCTTAAGTTTGTCATACATGTTTGACATCATAAAACCAAGGCTTGGCTGACTTTGGTTAATTTGCTCTTGTAGAGCCTTTTCTTCTAAACCAGCCTGAATACCCATTGATAGGTTGTCTGAGTTAATGCTCTCCAGCATCAGTGATACTACTTCTTCTTTTGTCATGTCCATTCCTTTTCTTGGTTGTAGGTTACAGAGTACTCCCCTGTAAATATTTCTGCATAAGATATGATATCTCTATTATACCTTATAAGTGTTTCTATGCCAACTTTGTCGCACACATACTTCATACCCTGGACTAATGGCTCAAACTTCATCTCCTGGGCTTCTAGGGCGTTATTAAGGGTATCTATGTAACGTGTCTTGCCATAACGTTTTGATACAAATGCTTGATCAACATAATCAAACCTTGCTTGTGCATCATTTCTTCTTGCAATGTCCGAATTGTCTATTATGTACCTTGTTGCATGATGATCCATCCGTTTTGACCAGTTTCGCATGTTATCGCTGTACTTCTCCATGTTCTTGAGAGTTGAGTCAGCGAAAGCCATGCGTATAAGGTCTTGTTCGGAAAGGTTAGCCTCTATTGCGAACGAAATCAAAAAAGCGGTTGCGAAGGGAAACTTGTCGCTATATGTCGAGACATTAAAATGAACATTTGGATTGAACGACTCGACTGACATATTGTCATCTATTAAACGCATATGATTTCCGAGAGATACATACTCTTGTCGATTCATATCGCAATCGACGAACAAGCATTCTTCTGGATTGATCCCGTCGGCGAGACATAAAATATTCTTGTCGTACGAACCCACTATTTTCGAACCGTTAAAACGCTCTAATAATTTTGCGGACATAAAACCATCCATGTCGGGGGATATAATTAAATTCTTAGAATACTCTAACGTATTTATTATGTCTGTTTTCATTTTTATTAAATACCCCTTATAATAATCTTATTATGACGATACAAGACTGGGCTTCATTATTAGTAGCCATTCTTACAATTGTATCATCAATCGGTTTATCAATCAAGTGGCTTGTAAAACATTATCTTAGCGAACTTAAAACAAATGGCGGCTCATCGGTAAAAGATCAAATTAATAGACTAGAAGATGCACTTGAGGATCAAAGAGTAGACTCTTTATTAGCACGAGATAGACAAGAAAAGAAACTTGACGAAATGTATAAAATTTTAATTGAGCACATTGCCAAAAACGATAAGAACTAATTTAAATGATTCCAAAAATAATTTGGCAAACTCATGAAAATAAGTATGATGACTTATTACCATTTCAAAAAAATATAACCAATACATGGAAAAATCTCAATCCAGGTTGGGACTATAGGTATGTTGATTCAAAAGAAAGATCAAGGACTGTAAAAGAATATAGTGAATTCTTGCATAATTGCTATTTAGAGTCAGACAAACTTCATCAATCTGATATTTGGAGATTAGTATCAATATACAACAATGGTGGTTTTTATGCAGATATGGATTCTGTTTGCACTAAAACAATACAAGAGTCTTTAGATTTTAGTTACAATGGAGAAGAACTTATTTGCTCACCGATAGGCTTTCAGCACTCTGGAATTAACAGTTCAAATTTTGGAGCAGTCAAAGGTAGTAAAATTATAAAGTCAATTATAGATTCTTTAGTTGCCAAGTATGAAAATACAGGAATAGAGAATATTAAAAACTTTAGTTTTGGTTTTCCAGAGAATCAAACATTTTCTATAATAGCGCAAAAAAACAAAGACATGATATCATTTAATAGCGAATATTTTTCACACGCTTCGGAATATAAAGTTTTTTTTGATGCAGACTTTTATGTTACTTTTGATAATAAAAAAATAAATTATAAAAACCTTTGCGCTAAAATGAATTGGCCTATATACTATATATAAAGATAGTTTTTAAAACTATAAAGATAGTTCTTTTTTCTTATATATTTAAAGTATACACTATCCCTAATCTGGCTAAAATAGACTTATGGTAACAAATCGGACATTGGCTATTATAACAATTTGATAACTTTAAATATCATGTCCGTTTTGTCTATTATGGTATAATTTATTATTGGCTAATACCTTGGTTTGTCCTATACCCACCAACCTTGGTATTAGTCAATTTTTATGGTATAATCGCAATATGCCTATTCACTCTTCTCTTGCTTTTGGTGCCGATCCAGTCACTATGCAATGGAGCGTTGTTAGAGGAGATACTGGAACTCTAAGAGTAGAGTTTTATGAGGATAATGAAGTAGATTATTATGATACTGCTGACTGGTCTTTTAGGGCCACCGCTTATGATCAATCTGGCAACGTTTTGGATGCCCTTGAATGTGAGCCTGGTGTAGGTTTTGTTGATATAACAGCCTACCCATCAGTTACAAAAAACTGGGGATTAAAATACTCATCAGTTGTGGCTCAATTACCATTTGACCTACAAGTGACAATTCCAGAATTAATAGAAGATACTGTTTGGACTCCAGTAATTGGAACCATACAAGTATTGGGCGATGTTACACCAGGAGGTACACTATAATGGCAGTTATTAAGATTGTTCCAATGCCAGGCGCAGTTGGAGACAAGGGAGACGAAGGAGCACCAGGTGCTAGAGGTCCCCAAGGCGAGAGAGGTTTACAAGGAGCCCCAGGTACAAATGCAGTATGGTCATATCAAGGTGCATGGAATCCTGCTGCTGCTTATGCAGTTGGAGATTTAGTAACCTACCAAGGACAACTTTATTATACAAAGTCAATTACAACTGCTGGAACACTTCCAACCGTTGCTGCAAAGTTTGATCTAATTGCATCAAAGGGTGCAAACGGTATAAATGGTACAAATGGAACTAATGGTGCAGACTTTGGAATTTACTATTTAGGAAACTATAATCCAAACAGTGGATATGTTCCAAACATTGCAGTAGTAAGAGGATCAGATGGACAACTCTATCTTGCTAAAGCAAGTGGACAACTTGGAGATCCAGTTGGAAATACTGCACAGTGGGAAGTTTGGATTCCTAAAGGCGCAGATGGTGCAAACGGGACAAATGGTGCAGATGCACTTTGGAACTTTACTGGTCCATGGGCAAATGGAATTGATTATGGTCCTGGATCTTTAGTTGAGTTTGAAGGATCGACTTACTATCATCCTAACGGACAGTTTTCATCATATGCTCCACCAGGGTACGGCTGGATTTTAGTTTCTGCTAAAGGTGCAGATGCTGAATTGCCAACGGGAGCACATGGAACATTTACTTCTCAAGATAACAAAACAGTAACAGTAACTAACGGAATAATTACAAGCATAGTTTAAAAGCCGTGAGATAATTTAACTATGGCCGTTTCTAAATCTATGGATTTCCCAGGTGCAAAAAAATCATCTTATGCTGCACAAGTAGAACAAAGTCAAGCATCTACTTCTGTAGATAACGTTCTTTCATTTCTTCCAGTTCCTGGCCCAGTCGGACCACAAGGACCTGCAGGTAGAGATGGTAGAGATGGTTCAGATGGAAAAGAAGGACCCCAAGGCCCAGAAGGAAAAATGGGTCCACGAGGACCAGAAGGAAGAGAAGGATTAAGTTCTCTATCATCTTCAGGACAGCAAGCAGGATGGGCCTCTTACAACAATACAATTAGTCAACCAACAAAACTTGGAGTATCTCAAGGAAATGATGGATGGGTTACGCTTATGCTAGACACAAAAGACAAAAGGCAAAATGAAAAATATATTCCAGCAGGATGCACTAGTCTTTGGAATAGCCACCAGAGAGCCTTAAACTTCCACGGCATAAAAGAAGGCTCACAGGTATTTGTAACATATAACTTTGAACTAACCACATATACTCCTAACACTGAGGTTTGGCTAAGAACATACTTTGCAAGCAAGGATCAAGAGTTTGTTCAGTTTGTTGGATCTCTTAAGTATCAAAATGTCTATAATCTTTCAGTTACACAAAACATATTCATTGAAGATCAGGCTATGTGGGGAAATGGCGCAGTTCCTCAGATCAGAACAGACTTTGATGCATCCGTAATATTCAATTCTGTATACGTCAGCGTGGTATAATAAAAACATGGCATTTCCAGCGACCTATGACTTTAATTACTATAAGGGTGACACCTTTGAGTTTCGTATCTACCCGAAAAAAAACGATGGAACGGTTTTTGACCTAAGTGCATTCTATATTCCAACAAATTATGCAAATACTCCAGACAATGTAACAGATACAGTAGCACCATACGATAGTGCTCAGTTTACAATTTCAAATGTTCGTGGCTCTACTGGTCTTGCTACAGGAATGCCACTTAAATGTTTTGCTAGAGTTTCAGATGATAATACCTTTGTTCAGTGTGCAATTAGACCGTCTGACTCAGTAAGTCTAAATGCTGGAACAGAATATGTTTATGACGTTGAAGTTAAAAAACCAGCAGGTGCAGCAGGTAGTGGACAGTATGAGATTGTTCAGACACTGTTAACTGGAACAATAACAATTACAGATCAGGTTACAGGCGCTACTCCTGCAACTTCAGGTGCTTGATGGCAGACATATTATTATCTAACGATGATTTAACAGTTTTTGGAGGACCAGAAACAGTAAGCCTTGACTTGGACATAGGACCGCAAGGTGATCGTGGAAGCATTATCGTTGGCTCAAATGGAAACCCACAGGATGCAAATGTTAATGCTTTAATTGTTCAAAGCATTCAGCCTCTTGATATTGCAATTGACTATAATCCAATTTCTGCAACATATAAGACAGTTTTTCAAAGAGTGGCAACTGCAACTGGCACACAATGGACAGAACTATTTAGTTTAAAAACAAATTTTTATTCTTCTACCCAAACAGTCACTGCTGCAAATGGAAAACTAACTTTACCACTAATTAACGTAACACAGATTTATGGAGGAGTAGAAGCAACATCTGAAAACCTAAGTATTCAGTATTCTATATCTTCTGGATCTGGTGGTCCAATGGCAACAAAACTTGTAATCAAAGATTTAAATACTACTCAGGGATTTTTAGCATTACCACTTGAAATAGAGGGTGTAGAATATGTTGACGGAACTTGGGGGCCTTTAGTAGGCTCTAAAGACGTGCACGTGTTTATTACGGTGGTATAATGAAAAAGGGTGATCTATAATGGCAGCAGAAAACATTGATAATACCGTTGCTGGTAGTGGGCCCTTTAACACCAAAATACCTGGTCTTTCAGATGCAGCAGATATTCAGGCAGCACTAAAACTTTATCACTACGGATCATATACTTATGATGCAGCAGCAACCGTTCCAGGACCTCTTCCAGTTCCTTCAATTGCAAACTACCTTAAAACTCTTGTTGATGCAGATGCTGCAGAAGTTATAAATAGAAATGCAGCAATTTCAACACATAATGCAGACACTACAGATGTCCATGGTATATCAAATACAGCAAATCTAGCAACTCAGTCATTTGTAAGCACATCAATAACAAATGCAATAAGCAATGCTGTTGGAGGATACCCAGATCTTGCAGGAAATGCAATTGACTGGAACTCTGTTGATGAAAGATTTGATGTTGAGCCAAGACTTGCAAATGCTGGAACTGTTGTAACAAAAACAGAAAGTATAATTTTGTCACCAGATGATGTTGGTAAAACTATTATATTGTATTCATCTAATCCAATGACTGTAACTCTTCCAGCAAACGCTTCAGTGCCAATTCCAGTAGGATACTCAGTTGACATAATTCAAACAGGAACTGGCTCTGTAACTGTATCTGAAGGTAGTGGAGCAGTATCAATTAATAGCAAATCTAATATAAAATCTTTAGACGGACAATATTCAAAAGGAACTTTAGTTAAAATAGCCGACAACACATGGTTTTTTTTTGGAAACTTACTTAACATAGTAACTCCTGTAACACCTGCAGTAACTCCAGCAGTAACACCTGTAACACCTGTAACACCTGTTACTCCAGTAACTCCAGTCACTCCTGTTACTCCAGTAACTCCAGTCACTCCTGTAACCCCTGTTACTCCAGTAACTCCAGAAGTAACTCCTGTAACACCTGTAACTCCAGTAACTCCTGCAGTAATTTATTATGCAAAATTCTGTTCAAATGGTAGCGTAATAGGAAATAATACTGGAGCATCTTGTGAAGAAATAGAAACTTTAGCACGTCAGGCTTATCCAAACCTAACAAACTTTGTATGTCAAGCAAATTCTGCCCCAGCAGATCCAAATTGTCCTGCAGTTGTTACACCTGTAACACCAGTTACACCAGTTACACCTGTAACACCTGCAACATGCCCATTCCCTGGCATGACTTCAAGTTATGATTCTCCATGTGGAGACACATGTTGCGATAGTGATGGAAGACCTTGGGTTCCAGTTACCCCTGTAACACCAGTTACTCCTGTAACTCCTGTAACACCAGTTACTCCTGTAACTCCTGTAACACCTGTTACTCCAGCAGACTGTGATACTATTGTAAGATACATACCAGCCAGTGGTTATGATGTATCTCCATCAACCAGCGCAATAGGTTACCCAGCATGCCCTTCAGGATATAGATACTTCAGAACTGGAATTAAAGCAGACGGATGTAATCCACCAGGAGTTACAGAGTGGGGAAGTTGTACTGATGTAACATGGTATTGTTCTGTAAATGCAACTGATGAACAAAATCAGTATACTTCTGGGACAGATGTATCAGGATCTTCATGTGATTCATATGCTATTGCTTGTTCTACTTCTGGATACCCTGCATTCCCTGCAATTCCAGTATGTCCTCCCGTAACCCCAGCAGTTACTCCCGTAACCCCCGTAACCCCTGTAACTCCAGTAACCCCTGTAACGCCAGTAACCCCTGTAACGCCAGTAACCCCTGTTACTCCAGTAACTCCAGCATCACCAAGTTGTAGTGGAACTACTTTGTTAAATCCAGGAAACTATTCTATGGTTGGATGTAGTGATGAAGGATATTGTGATGGAACAACTCTTAGAGAAAGAGGAACTTGTACATATTACAATGGATCATCATATTTAGATTGCTCTAGTGATTGGTCATATTTCCCAAATGATTCAAGTTGTGGATATGTTGCCCCTGTAACACCAGCAGTTACCCCTGCTGTAACACCTGCAGTTACCCCTGCTGTAACACCTGCAGTTACCCCTGCTGTAACACCTGCCGTAACACCTGCCGTAACACCAGCAGGTGGCGGTACCTGTAATATAGAATGTTGCTATAGCCCATACGACCCAGAAACAGGTGGTTACGGAGATGTGATCTGTACTCCTTATACTATTCCTTGTGATGATGTAAACGGTTGGTGCTAATATGGTACAATTAGTATTATGAGAATAGTTATTTATAAAAATGAAGAACCAGCAGCCAGTATCCCAGAAGGAGTAGGATCACTTTTTACATTTTTTAAAAATAAAGATATTATTGAGTACCAAATAACTCCTAACACATTATCTCCAACTAAGCATGTGCTAACTTTTACTTTTGAAGGTAAAGATTTTAATGTGGGAATAGACGACTTGCTTGCAGAGTGCATACTAAATGATTATAGGACTGAAATGGTAGATACGGAATTGAAATGGTAGATATGGAATTGGTAAATGAATGAAGAACTTACACCGTGGGAAAAATATAAACAAAATTTAGGTGAAACAAGGCCTTGGGATTTGATAAATCCTGAAACAGAATGGGTAGATGAAGAAAAAGCAAAAGAAAGATATTCTATTTGTAAAGCATGTCCAGAACTTATAAAACTAACTACACAATGCAAAAAATGTGGGTGTTTTATGAAAGTAAAAACAAAACTTGAAAAAGCAACATGTCCAATTGGAAAATGGTAATGAATAAAAAAGAACTAGCACCAGGAATAATGCTATATTCTGATGTTATTCCAGAATATAAAAGTTTGCCAGACGACATAGAAGAAGGAATTGTTGGAGCACATCTACAATGGAACCAATCTCAAGTAAAAAGTCAAAATGGTGTAGAGATAGATAAGTCGTCAAGAGACACTATGACTATAGCGATTCCATATAAAGAATCAGTATCTGAAGATTTTCAAGATTTTCAAGATGCTTTTTACACGAGTGTTTCAAATATTTTTTTATCATCTTTTTCAAAAGCAGAGTTAGACTATAAAAGACTCTATAATTTTGAAACCACATGGCATGATTCTTATAGTATTTTAAAATATGGGGAAGGTCAAAAGTTTGTTAATCATATAGATGACCATAAAGACTTTCACAGAAGACTTTCTCTTGTTTATTATATTAACGATAATTACACTGGCGGAGAAATTGTTTTTCCAAGGTTTGATATAAAATATAAGCCAAACGCAAATGAACTTTTGCTATTTCCATCAACATATGTTTATAATCATTCAGTTCTTCCAGTTTTAGAAGGAACAAGGTACTCAGTAGCAAGTTGGCTAAGATGACTAATTATGAAAGTACTCCCTGGGAAAAATATAAAGAAGATATTAAAAATAAAAGTTCATCTTTATTAATTGATCCAAATATATTAGACCAGGCTCGTTCTGAAAAAAAAATTCACATATTTAAGAATGTTTTTCCAGAACTCCCATCCTGGGACACTATACTGAAAGTTGTTTCTAAGTATGTAGAAGAAGATTTAGAAAAATTTCCAGATAGATCGTATCTGTCTAACTCAAACCTTCAAGACGAATACCTAGATATGAGATTAAAATGCAGATTCTGGTCAAGGTTGGCATTTCAACTATACGACCCACAGGATCCATATATGACAATTATTCCAGAGTTAGGGCCAGTAACCTCTTGGGTAAAGGAAAACTATCCAATAGAAAAATATCAAGGAAACTTTGGTCTTGTAACTTTTATGAAAAACAAAGGAGTTGTTGGAAGCAAGCACAGTGACTACGTTGATCAATTCCAGTGGGTCGTTCAAGGTGAAATGATCTGGCGCACAGGAGATAACTTAGAAAACGAAACACACGTTGTTGCTGGAGACTTTATCTTTGTTCCAAAAGACTTAGTCCATGAGGTTGAAACCTTCAAAGCACCACGTGCCTGTATTAACGTAATCTTACACGTATAAAATAAAAATACCCCCAAGGATTTCTCCAAGGGGGTATATTTTTTTATAGATTACTTAGGAAATTTAGTCATCCAGTATCTGGTCTTTGGCGTAATGCCCTTCCAAGAAGACCAATCATCTCCACCACTTGTCATATAGTATGCAATCTCTGCATTCTTGACGGGATTGAAGAGTTCAGCGTTAGAGTCAAGATCAAACTTAGTTCTACGATCAGGACCAAGTGTATCAATCATATTGATTTGGAACATGCCATAAGACGAGTCACCAGTCTTGTGATTGCCATTAAAAGCCAGTGGTCGCCCATTAGACTCTTTTTTGGCTACTGCCCAAGCAACAACAAGGTCTTTGCCCTTGAAGCCTACTAATGAAAGCAGTTCCTTTAGTTCTAAATCAGTCAGAGAAACCTTGTTCTCAAAACTCTCTAGTTTTTTTGCCTTAGAAACCAAAAAAACCTCTTTCGAGGTGGTTTCCGATGTCTGAGCCTGTTCAAGGCTAAGATTGTTCTTAGTATCTAGTTCTGGGGTAGCATTAGCGGCATTCGAAAATACAGTCACAACTAATACGATACTGAGTGTGCTAATGATCTCTTTGTTTCTTTCGATAAATTTAATCATAGTTTCCTCCTTAGAAAACAATAACACCTTGGTAGGTGTTACTACCTAGTATAACATAAAATTTTACCAAAAGTCAAATCTGGGTGTATAATAAACATTATGCCACAATATGCGTCTAACTATCCTAATTCACTATCATATCCTATTGCTTCGGATCCCGTGAATGTACACGGAGACTTTAAAGTATTAGTTGATGCTTTAAATGATATTTTGCCTCCATTAGGATATGGCGCAGCATATCTTGATGTTAGAAATACTTCAGGCACAACAATTTCTCAGGGTGTTCCAGTTTTTATTAGTGGGAGCGTTTCAGGAAAATCTTTAATACAAAAATATGATCCA